AGCCGTACCCCCATTAAGGTACAATCTCGTACTTTATTTGATGTACGAGCCTGTCACCGTTATTTGAGGTACGAGCCTGTCGACGTTATTTGATATGGTTATTGAGTTAATGTAACTACAGTTATACTAACAAATAAAACGTAATTACATATGACCTATCGCCAGGAAGATTTGCGCCTTCTCCATCACTTAATTTCATAAAGTATACATTATTATATGTATATATTTCGCACATACCATTGCCCATATAATTACTAACCTTTGCACTAAGAATATCAAAATTAGAGTATTCAGATATTACACCTGCAAGATTAACAGGTGACCCGTCATATGGAATAGTTTTTATAACTGTTTTAATTTTATTGTAAAGTAAGGAAACACCATTTGTCGGTGTAACCACATTGGTTAAATTAGAATTACCTGTTAAAAGAAAAACACCGTCGCCTGTTACGCTGTATCCTATACCACTTTTATATGAACTGTTAATTAGTCCTTGAATATAAAGGTTGTTAGCAGTGCCGCCAATTACTTGCACCTTAGTCGCATCCTCAGATGTAAGATTTCCTGCTTCGCCAATAACCATGTTGCTAATGCTGATATTTGAGCAATTGTTACACCAAATTAAAAACTTATTAACATTAATGTTCCACATCCTTAACCCACTAATACTAACATCACTGCCAGTAATAACTAAAGCACCCGAAATATTAGGTGTAATAGCGGCTTCGATTTCCACATTACTTAATTGAGTATTACCGCCAGAAACATTAATACCGAAACCACTGAAGCCCCAAGCATGCACATTGTTTAATTTGCCACTATAAATATCAACACCATTGAAACATCTGCTAGCAACAAGATTTTCATACAAACCATCCCAAGTTCTCAACTGAAACCCTGTTCCGCATAAGCTTGCGGAGCAGTTCGATAATCCATGTGCTTCTCCATTATTAACTAAAGGCTGATATATTTCAACACTTTCGGGGTCACGCATATTAAACCCAAATCCATTAAAGTTTTTGGCAATACATTTATTTATTCTTGAAGTAAGCATACACATATCAAACCCTGTTTGATTATCAATATTATTACCAAGAATAGTAAGATTTTGAATTAAACCACCATTATAGAAATTATGGTTGTCGGGGTCACCAGTAAAACCGCCGGCAGTAAAATGAAGAATTGAACTATTCATATCAACACCAAATAATACAAGGCCATCTTTTGCGACCAATCCCGTTGTCTTAAATGTACCAATGGGTACATATAATGCATAACCATTTTTAGCGCAATCGTCAATAGCATTTTGAATAAAAGTGGTATTGTCATTTAATGCAGTATCAGCCCCATAATCAGTTATTTTTTTAATAATCATACTTTTTCTCAATGCAATAGTTTCCGCCCTATATTCTTCAACTTGTGCGTTATAATTACCAGTATTAACCCAATAGTTTTCATTGGTAATATCAACGTTTGCCGGCACAGGCACTTTGCTTGTAAAGCTATTACCCATATACTTTACTATACACAATGCTTCATACTGCAAAGCCTTATTCCATTCGCCCATAAGTTTAGGTACATATCTCGCACCCACATACTGTCTGTTAATTAATCCATCCATATTAATTTACCTCTCTTTCTTAATAGCTCAATACTAAATGACCATAGTCATAGTTACCAACACCGATATTATTTCCTATATCCAACCCTGTAGTATTAAAAGTAATACTTTTCCAATTTTTTGGTATTGAATAAATGATATAACCTTCGTCACTGATTGTTACGAAGATCATAGTAGCTAAATATTGAGCTATAATGCTCTCTGCGTAGCTTGTATCAAAATTATTAATCCAATTTTGTATAGTCTGCACTTCGTGTTTTAGCTTGTTTATTTCATCATTCTGTAATTTGTCAGTTTCTATCAAATTATTAATATAAGTCACCATTTTGCACAGAATTTCATAATAGCTTAAGCTATCATCATACACAAGTGGTAAAACCTTGTAGCACCAAAACCTAAAAAAATCTCTGTCACAGTTGTTCATATTAAGGACTCCTTCCTAGTAAATTGTAAAGAATAAATCTTTAAGCTCATTAATTATCATCATATCAATATTTAAAAATGTTTCCCTAAACTTTAGTAACATTTCTGATTGATTACCTTCATATCCTAAAACTTTGTCAACATAGCTGTCACTTCTATTTCCCGATCCTGTCTCCGTATCAGTAGTGCTACCGTTTAGCGTACTATTCGTACCATCCGTACCCACATTGTGTGTAGCGTTTGTTAAATAATCGTTACTGTCAAGTCCGTTAATACCGCCCTGGGGTGTATCACTATAATAGCTCCAAGTATCGGTGCTTCCATCCGTTCTTGAGCTGCTACTATTAGTGCCATTTCTGTTAGTGGTTTTGGTTTCGCTTCCACTACCTTCATGTGTAACACTCCTGTTCACACTAACTAATGGTTGAATTTTTAACAATTCACTCTGATAAAGTTGATTGTAATAGGGCATTATGTTTTTCATCTTATCACTAAGAAACAACTTCCATCTTCCTACAGTTTCACAACAAATCTCGCGTGTATAGTAATGTCGTAGGATTTTCTTACAAAGCTCTGCTCTATATTCTTCATCAAAAATAGGGAAGTCGCTAAAAATCATGTTCCAAGACTTATCCAGTATATCTTCAATGTCATTAAATCCGTGCGACTCTGTAAGCTTTGCAGTTGCTTCACAAATAAATCTAACCTGTGTTGTATATTTACTCATCGCCATCCTCCTTTCTGTCGTCATTCTGGTTGAATACATCACGGAAGTGACAGCTTATCTGAGTACCGAACATACTGTTAATCTGTTCGCATGCCTGTTGCCTAGCAAATTCTCTCGAATATCTGTTAGCCATTACACCTCCCTGTAGTCTCTGCACTTCGTCCTTAATCATTCGTTCTTTTTTCTGAATACTAATGTTAGTTACACCTAAGTAAGTGAGAGCTTCATTCCATAGATTAACCTTTAACTCATATAGCTTATCTGCGACAAACGGCGCACCTGTTGTGAACACACCAAACGAACTTCCGTCACCCTCCATGAAATCATTACTACCAAAAATAACAGGTTGATTGCCGTCAAACTGCATATAAGCATTTTGTAGAGCTAATTGTTGCTGTTCACTGCCTTTAATTAAAATGGGGGTTCTTTGAGCTTTACAGTTGATATCAATACTTGCGTCAAGTTCTGCGAGTCTTTTAGCATATATTTCCATCTTACTTTTACAACACCAGTGAGTCATATTATCCCATATAATAACACTGTCACTCCTATCGCATACTCGCTGATAGCCATTAGAAGCATAAGCTCGTCTATCTAAAGGTATATTATAAACATCAAGCTGACCACCAAGCACACTTCTAAGGCACAGATTTCCCATAACATCATCATTAAAATACAACATAGCTTTATCTTCGTACAATCCAACTTCAATAAATCGTGCATCTACAGTGCTAGGAAGCCCAACCCATTCAAACGAGCTAATTGCTATTTCTGTGAATAAATCCAAGTATTGATCAAAAGTGTAAAGCTGATAAAAAACGCTGTCACTAAATGCAGTGCGCTCTTTAGTTCGTTTTTCTTTTCTGGCTTTGCTCATTTTTTATCTCCCTCCTTTCTAAATTGAATTATCAAGCGAATAATTACCTACTTCATTAGGATGTTTCCAAAAAGTTATCCCACTATTAAAATAACTTTCAATCAGAGCTATGTCGTCACTGGGTGCGCCCCCTACTATTGTACAATCAACGGTTTTTGTATAATTCCAATGCGGTCTACTTGACACATTAGGTATTTTAGTTGTATGACAGGCATAGCCAAACACATCAAAATACTTATCTATCGCCTTTGCATACTCAGCAGTGATAGACTTTCGTTGAGCTTCAAAACACACTTGACCTTTACCAAATAGTGCATTATTAGTTGCATAATTGCCCTTTACATCATTAGCGGAGATACTCGCTGTATAAGCACTTGTTAATATATTTTGCACACTACCCAGTGCTGAGTTACTTGACTGTCCAGTAATCATTCCTGTAGCAGTTTGAACGGCGGACGGAATAGCGTTGATTGTAATTGGTACAGCATTTTGAGCAACCCATGCGTTAAACGCGTCCACATTCCATGAACATAAGGGGAAGCTGTCAAGTGTGATTGTTTCTGTCATATCCATTCTGCCTGTGCCTGTGGTTTTTGTGGACTTGTATCGGTCAAGTCTTAGCACTTCTTGTACCGGCATCGTCATGTTACCAACTATGTTATAATATGGTGTAAGATTTTCTGAAAATTCATAGCGTTGAATTAATGTCTGTCCACAGTTATTCCTTACTTCGTTAAAATTATAAGGGTAGGTGTAAAGTTTCCTGTTTCGTGGTTTGTAGCCGTTTAATGTGTCAGTATTACTAATCGGTACACCAGTAACATTTATTGGATTAGTATTTCCAGTAAAGGTTATATTAACTCCTTCGTCTGTAACATTAACAGGAAGTATATCTGTAGGGCATGTGTAAAGAGCTAATATATTTTCGGGAGTAGTTAAGTACTGATTTAAAAAATTAGTGAGATTATTACTACCTGTTTCTGTGTTAGCAAAGGCTTTTATTTGATAGCCACTATAAACACCGTCGTATATATACCCCCCTGTTGTGGCAAGTAGTACCATGGTACAAGTACTTAAAGAGCCTAGTCCGATTACCTGAGCGCCACCGTTGTAAACATACTCGCCACATTCGACATTTTCGGGTAGGATATGATCTCCGATGTTATCAGTTAGACTATGCTCTCGTTCGACAAAGCATTCTTTTAGTTCAACATCAAACCAGTAAGTTTGTAGAACATCAATTTGAAAGCTTATCTCAGCAGTAACATTATTAATATACTCAATACTTGTCACAAATGCATAAAACCACCGAGTGCTGAAAGCTGAGTTTTGAAACATCATGTAATTACAGTCGTATAAGCTGTCTGCTGTAGCCTGTAAACGACATTTACCCTTATTAACTCTGTTGTAAGTTACGTTATTAAAATGCTTTTTGGCTTTACTAATAAAATAATCTGCTTGTGTTTTCTTATTTGAAAAATAAAGTGTGTGTTTCTGCTGAGTGGAAAGTGGTACTCCACTCAGCATGTACACCTCACTATCAGGTACTATGTACATAATTCATCATCCTTTATTTAATGTGACTGTAGCACCTACAGCACTATCACCGTTATTTAATGTGACTGTATCACCTACAGCACTAGCGCTAGTGATTGTACCACCTGTGTAGATTGTTCCATCTAAATCAGCTACAAGAGTTATTGTTGTTTCTGATTTTGTTGACGGAATTACAATAGCACCATATTTCTGTACTGCAATTCCGTCTTTTGTAAGAGCTTCAGTCTGTACAAAATTAACTGAATTAGGTGCAAGTGTAGCTGTGCCATCCTTCACATTAAGTGTAAAGATAGTACCAACCTCAGATATATCTTTTCCTGTGATTTCAACAGTAATTGTTTCAGGCTTGGCAATTATTGCATCACTGTCAACAAAAACGATTGCATTAGCAAAAGGTGAGTAAGAAATAGTTTTCCAAACGTGCAACCAATAATTCCAATACAAACCACTGCCTACACGTGTTTCGTCAAATTCAAGTAAGTTGTCATAAACCTGGAACCAATCTTCATCAACCAAAACCCCCTTAACATTCTTCATAAGTTCAAGCTCTTCTTTCGTTACTTCTTCCAGACCTGTAGACTCTTCTCTTATCGCTTCAAATCTTTCATTGTCAAACGAACTGAAATCGTCAATAAGGTGAAGTCTGCCAATGAAATCAGCTTTATTCATATTAAAAGCACTAGCAAGAACTTCAACGTCAAATTTAGCATTGAAATCAGCATCCATAAAAATACACTGTCGGTCAATAGGTGTGTTGTTCTGTACATGAGACTCATTAAATCGCCCTGTCATGTCAATAGGGAGTAAATTTGATTTTCCTCTAAAAGCTACAGCCACACTATTCATGTCAGTAGTATCAATAGGCTGTGGATATACTTTACCGTGAGAAATTGCTTTGATAAGCAGATACTTAAAAAGTAAGTATTCGTCATATTCAGCTGACTGATAAACTTGGTCAATAATTGATGTAATAAGGTTAGTAACACCGTCAGCAGATGTAAAAGCTCTTTTTAAAGCCTGTTTCTCAATAGTAATTGGATACATTACTCTCCAATTAGTCATGTGAAAGACTGACTGAACATTAGGAAGAGTACGTTTAAACTCTCTACTAGCACCCTTTTCAGCGTCATATTTTACAGCATTGATAATACCAACAAAAATGTCCTCTACAGTCTCGCCAAATTCAAGATAGCCCTTCTTGAGGTGCTTATAAGGGTTGTTAAAAGTTGCACTCTGCACACGCACTAATGCAATTCTATTAATTAAAGCGTTGATAAATTCGTTGGAGTGTGTCGGATTTCCGAAAAGGATTTCTCCAACCTTTGGAATGTCCTGTTCCTTCTCTATTTTTGGTACATCTTTTTGATAAGCATATGATGCATTATTTCTGATAACATTAAGAATATCAATTGATCGTGCATCAAGTTTCGTTTTAGTAATTGTTCTGGCCATTAATCTTCCTCCTCTTCAAATAAATCCTCGAAAGAGTTGTATTCTTTCTCTTCCTCCTCGTGTTCTGTCGGTGTGTCCAGTTCATCTTCCTTTTTTTCAAAAAAGCGTGAAACATATTTGTCTCTCCACATTTTGTCATTTTCCTCGTATTTCTGTTTCCACTCGTCAGCATCGGACGAGTCGATTGAGTCGGATATATCCTCAATAATCTCAATTGTTTCGTCATCCGTTCTATCTCCGACATATTTTTTTATTTTTTCAATAAGTTCGTCTTTTGATAATTTTGCCATTATCATTCTCCTTTCTTAAAATCGCCTGTGTAGCATCATGTAAATAGGTAAATGTTTCCTTGTTGAGGGTGTTGGAGGTGTTGGAGGTAGTGGAGAACCAGTTAGATATTCGTACCAATTCTTTCCATTTTGTATTCTTTCATCAAGTGCTAGAACACCTGCGCGCTCACGTTCAAAGCAGTAAGCTTTGACTGCTTCTTCAACATCCTTTAGTTGAGAAAATTCTAAACCCGTATATGGATAACTTTTAGTTGGTTTCCATTGATCGCCATATCCTTCAAGTACTTCGGCATTAATAAGCTGACACTGTAAGTTACCATCTTTCCAATCCTTACCTTGAGCGCTTGCGTAGTCAGTGAGGTTTGATGAGGGTGTCCACTGAATAAGACCCCATCCACTAGATACACTTACTGTTTCTTTCATCCCAGGGTTTAAGGCACTTTCTCTCTGAACATTGCCTAGCATACCACAGATACTTTCAAGGGTATATTTTCCTATGAAGTAGGCATTAAATTCTACAGCGTTGTTTTCCATCTGCGCCTGTGTCAGATACTTCCTAGTACCTTCAATAACTACCCATGCCATTAAATTACCTCAGTAAGAAGTGCTTTCCATGTATTGTTACCGCACTCACCATCCTGTAAAAGATTGTGGTCTTTCTGAAAATTAATACACGCAGATACACAGCCTTTACCGTAATGAGTATCAATTGAACCAGTATAATACCCCAACTTTGACATTAGTATCTCAAATACAGCAACATCGTTATTTTTAGTACCTTTTTTCAATAAAGACATAGTGGTTAATTTCTCCTTTTTAAAATCAACAATTCTTTTAACAAGCACTAAGTCGTTCCGGTGAGAAATATTAGTAATTGAAACACCTTTACCCTTGTTTGTTTTTGTGTTTTTACTATTTCCTCTCGACTCAATCATTTGTGTACTGCTAATAGCAATTGCTATGTGAGTAATTCTCTTGACTGATTTACCAAAATAAAGTAAGTCAGCACTTTGAATATTTGTTACTGTTCTGCCTAATGCTGAGTAGCCCTGTGCTGTAGTTCTTGGTACTTTCATGCCACACTTATTAAGTACAGAATATACAAAACCACTACAGTCATATCCACCCTCAGACTCAGACTCTCCGCCCCATACGTAGGGCTTTCCGAGATACGTTCTCGCCACTGTTACAATATCACTACTTGTCACTTACATCCACCTCGCTATCAAGCTTATCACAAAGTTTTTGAAGCACGACTGTATTATTGTTGAGTGCTTCTGAAAACTTGTCTGTCTCTTCCTTATGTGCGTCATTAATTTTGTTAATGTAATAACACATAATTAAACACATTCCTATGGGAAAACCAAGCGTGGAAATTAATGTTGCTAAGTCATTAACCATAATGTTGTCCTCCTTCCTTTTTTTCTTATTATAACATATTATCCACAAATTATCAACATTTATTTGACAAATTGTGAATAATTTGTTATAATAAACTAAAGGAAGTGGATAAATGAAAGAAATAAAATACTATGATGGCACTAAGCTATTAAGCATGAAAGATATTAACGGAAATGTACCCGAAATTTATATATCAACATCAAATAGAAGTGCAGGAAAAACTACATATTTTAATAGATACCTAATTAATCGCTTTTTAAAGTATAATGAGAAATTTTGTATACTGTACAGATTTCAAGACGAGTTAAAGGACTCCGCGGACAAATTCTTTAAGGATATACACAATCTTTTTTTCTCAGCTTACACAATGAAGAGCGTACAAATTGGTAATAGTAAAATGTACGAGTTATTTTTATGCAGTGCATACGATGAAGGGGATGAGGGAAAATCCTGTGGCTATGCTGTCGCACTAAATTGTGCGGATAAAGTAAAAAAATATTCTCATTATCTGAGTGATGTATCAAGAATACTTCTTGATGAATTTCAGTCCGAAACTAATCATTATTGTGCTGATGAAGTTAGTAAATTTATAAGTATTCATACATCAATAGCAAGAGGTAATAATAGCCAAGTTAGATATGTTCCTGTTATAATGATTTCAAATGCTGTGACGCTATTAAACCCTTATTACACAGCATTAGATATTACTGAGAGACTCACACCCGACGTGAAGTTTTTACGTGGCGATGGGTTTGTTCTTGAACAAGGGTATAATGAAAGTGCTTCTAAGTTACAAGAAAGTTCACTATTCAATAGAGCTTTTAACAAATCTAAATATGTAACCTATGCGTCACAGAATGTCTACCTAAATGATAATAATGCTTTCATCGAAAAAATGAAAGGTCAGAGCCGCTATTTATGTACGCTTAAATATAAGGGTGAAGAATATGGCGTTAAAATGTTTGAAGAGGAAAGTATAGTTTACTGTGACAAAAAAGTTGATACAGATTTTAAACAAAGAATTTCGGTTACAACAGATGACCACAATATTAATTATGTAATGCTCAAAAATAATGCTTGGTTAATTGACTATATGAGATACTTCTTTGATAGAGGGTGTTTTAGATTTTATTCACTTGACTGTAAAGAATGTATACTTAAAGCCCTAGCATATTATTAATGGTATCTGCGTTAGTTATTTTTGTAACATTGGTGTGGAAGGCTCTTTGAAATATAAGACACACCTTTGTAGTTGGGTGTATGCCTACCCATGCATTTAGAATTAACGTTATAGATATATTAAAGAGACAGAATTTATTCTGTCTCTTTTGTTATGTTTCACGTTGCCATGCATTTCTACATTTTATCTCATTTTATATGTTGTCTCCTGTAATACTATCCCCCCTCTTATTCTCACAGGTCTAAGTTTCCCATAGACTTCCAACCCCTGTTTAAAATCTGCAAGCGTTCTCTTTGTTTTTAAAAATTCCTGTTGAATGATGGGATATTTCTCTAGTTCTTCATCTGTTACCCCTTCCATTGATTTAAGAAATAAATTCTTACACCTATCCGGCATACCTGCACATTTTACGTTATAGTATGGCTCATTAATTGGTTCTTCATCTTCATGCGTAACATGTTCAATATAAGTTTTCTGACGAACAAAAATACCCTCATCCCAAAAGCTCTCGAGCTTCCAACAACAAAAATTAGATGGGTGTATTTTTATTCCTTTAATATTTTTCTTTGTAGTGCAACAATGTATGCTATCCGTGTCAGCGTATACAAAATATTTATAGTTTTGCTGTGCCGCTCGAATAGTAAAATTCCTAGCATAACTTGTTATAGCTGAACCTATTGGGATATACATAACTTTCTTTTCGTGTTCTTCAAATGTTGTAAAACCTAGTGAGCCATCATCCTTCTCCCTTGCCACTTTGAAAGAGGATATGTCCGAACTACTGAGTTTTCCATATAAGTTATTTAAAAAGAGTTTTGCTAGTGTTCGTCTTGCCCCTGTACTATTTTGTTTAATTTCCTTATACTTATTAATATACTTGTCAAAAATTCCTGTTATAGTTCTAAAATAACATCCATCCAATAACTCAAAATCTACAAGGTTGTAATGCTCTTGTAAAAGTTCAAAATCAGTTTGAGTAAGTACCATTTCAACAATAGCTTTTTTAATATTTCCGTCAAAATCTTTGTACCATGTGCATACATTTCCCGTATCTTTATCAACTATATCAGATGTTTCAAGCATTTCAGTGGCCTTATAGAAAAAGCTGCCTTTAATTTGTATAAATGGTAATTTATTTTCTTTCAAGTAAAAACGTGTGCGAATACGAACAAAATAATAATATTGATCTGTAAGACATTTTGGTGGAATTTTACCTTTGAAAAAAACTGGTTGACCATAGGGGTAATAATTTCCACTTTCTGAGTGCATCATAGATGGATACAAGCTATTAACGTCTGCTGTAATACCCTCGGTGTAAATTCTGTTTTCGCATCCCTTCTTTAAATAACACCACCCTCCCCTGTATGAATGTCTTATATACTCGTCTGCATTTGAGTATTTATATTCATGTGGGTTTAATTTAAACTGTGTTAAATCGGGAAAAAATGCCTGATAGTCTTGTTTGTCAACTGTAGCTTTAAATTCAGAGAGGCAACACGAGCCGATAGTAAGTTTTAAGTGCCCCTCAGCTTGCATAATTTCTAATGCTTCTTTAACTACGAGAACATCATTAGCAATATAACGTTTTTCGCTATCTGTAATCGGACAACCTGCGTATCTATGCCCTTTATAGTCCATATTTAATTTTCGGTGCTTTGTTTGAAAACTTTTCCCTATTTGTTCAACTGAAAATGGCAAGAGCTTCAAGCTATCTCTAATCTCAATCATTGCATATGGCGTCTTGATAAGTATACTGTACCACTGTCCCATGTCCGAGATGGAATACACAAAAGATTTTGGCGTTAATTCTTTTTCTTTTAAAAAGTGCACATCACTATCATTATTCGGATTTACATATAACTTTTGCTCATACTTCAAATCTGTTAGCAAGAACGATAGCCAAAACGAACCGTCAAACTTTAAGTTATGATAATATATGCATATATTCTGTTTTAAGTTATATAAGTAATTATATGTCTCTCTAATTGAATGATGAATTTTAACATCCTCTGTGCCTAGCTCGACAACCGCCGAAGCCCACACTTCTGTGAAAGTTTGACCTTCATATACGGTGGTTTCAAAATCACCCACCATATATTTCATTTGCTTTCTCATATTTCTTCCCACGTTTCATCACTGGCTAATGCTTTATCAATTTCTGCCTGTTCTGCATCGCCTGGTAAATTGCCACTTATTAACGTATATAAATGTTGTACGGCAGTTCTTGATACAGCACTATCTGGGTTATATTTAATTATAACTTCACAAGTTGATAAAAAATCCTCACTTGCTTGTGCTATGGAATACAGAACAGTGTCTGCGCCATACTTTTCAATTTCTGAGTTTAAAAGATTATTTAACAAGTCTGCTGACTGTGATTGTTGAACACCTACATTCGCTATCATTGATTGCACTTTATCCCATACTAATTTTGAAGCATGAAACATCTGTTGCCATTCTTTGTTAGACTTAATTCGATTATAGTCCCCTTGGTCTTTTTTTCTTCTCCTAGTTTCCCATGCTTTCCTGGAAGCTTCTTCTTTTATTTCTCTTTTTCTCTGCTCAACTGTTATTGGCTGTCCTGTTACTGCACTGATGGCATAAGCTTTCTTATAAAGCTGTGCAGGACGAATTTTTGATAACCTTCTTACAGAACCACTTGTGATAGTTTTTGGCTTTGGAGGTATAAGGTTAGGCTCAAACACATAACCTCTTTTTTCTGCGTATCTAATAAATCGTTTAATTCGATTTCGCTGTTTATTATATTCCTTCAAAAGTTGCGACTTCTTAGTTGTCTTAGCCATACACTTTAAACCTCCTATGCTTATAATTAAAGGGGGGTAAACCCCCCTTATTAATAAATACTCTAAATAATTAAAGCATCATTAACTGGTAAAATTTTCTACCACTATTGGATGTATTCTCACACACCTCTATAAGGGCGTGGCCATCGTCTGATATAATATCCTCAAGCATAACTAGCGTTTCATTAACAGTCTTAGAAATGCTTGTAAAAACTGCTCCGTCTTTATCAACGAGCACTGATACTGCTACAGGATTTCCATCTTTATCAGTATCAGCATATTCGCCGACATTGACAACGTCAATCTGTAACCCCTTCTCAATTTTCTGTGATGATGCCTTTGCATTAAATAATTCTTTCTTTGATAACATGATATTAACCTCCTATTTTACCTCCTCTGCTTCTTCAATGTACTTGCTTAATGGCATAGTGTACGTTTTTGTAACTGTCGTCTTGTCTGTGATTGTTGAGATTTTAAAAGTATCTGTCTCATACATCTTACGGACGTAATTAATCAGTTTTGCTTCATCCTTTGGGACCTCACTCTCATAGATTGGATAAGTCTTAGTCATAGGCTCGTACGAAACTACGTCCATGCCTAGTACTGTGATGTTTAGCGTGCTGATTGTCCTTGTAACTGATGGTTTTCTCATTCAATTTCCTCCTTGTTTTTGTGATGAGTTTGCTTTGTAACTTGTTGTAACTTGTTGTAACATGCACCATTGGTGCAAGGACTAGTGGGTGGAATTGCACCACCCCTCAGCTTGGTTACTGCTAGTTAAGATTTATTAAAAAATATGATTTATTAATATCTTTTTCATATACCATAGTCATATCGTGCACTAATTCATTCATTAACTCTGATGGTATATCCTCTGATGAACCCTCATATACAATCCTCTGTATAGCGTTATCATAAACCTTAATTGTCTCATTAATTAATACTAAATATAGATTATAAAGTACCATATTGATATCCTCCTATCTTCTCTTGTCCTTTGTTAAGTTGTAACTTCCTTACAAGTATTATATTATCACATTTATCAGAAAATGTCAAATACTTTTTTCAAAAAAACTATTAAATTTCTATGTAAAGAATACCGTCTTTTAATTCATGAGCTTTAACTGGGCTATTGATATGCTGTATCAATTCACTAGTTTTAATGCGCTTTCCGTTTTTATATGCTTTTATTTCGTAGCAAGGTAATATATTCATTAATTGTAATACATCACATACCTTTGGTACAGCGCTGTCAATATATTGACTAATCATCATTATTGATAACATAATAAATGACACCACAACTAATACATTATATATATCCATTTTGTTAATCCTCCGTCACAATAAAAAATTCATTTCTTATAATATCTATTTCCTTAACTGTTCTTTCAAGTAAATCAGTTGTAATAAAAATAGCTTTGCCTTCATATAGCCGGTGCCCTTTTTCTGATAGAATATTCAAATATGCATTGGTATCAAGGACTGTAAGCAATTCTTTAAACCTCATTTAACTTATCCTTCCATTCTATTACTTCATCAACTATGATTTGTGCTAAAGCTGTGGCCGTGAGATTGGACTCAAGTAATCCAAAGGGTGCTTTAAATATGTGCTTATAGCCGTCAGCGTATATATAAAAGATTATTGATGATATTGAGGGTTCAATATATGTTTCAACTCTACAATTAATAAACTCTGGCGATGTTTGTATTAGTGTTTTAACTACTTCTAAATATTGTGCGTGCAAGTTTTTTTCACTCCTTCCTTTATCTTAAAACAATGCCCCCCCCCAACCCTTCCCACCATCCAACCATTAACAAGTATGCTTATCACTTAAAATCGAACATTCATCAGTGAACATTGTGTTTGCATCAGAGGCCTTTACAACTGCTTGACTGGCTTCCTCTTTTCCTTGTTTCTATATACATT